AATATTCCTAGAAAGGCAGTAAGGTTTCTTCCTCATTGCTCATTAACTCTTCATCAGAGTATTCAGTTAAACGACCAGAGTCTTTATCATACACTAAAGATGTAGCCATTCCTACATCACCTGTATATCTTGACTTAAGTATACGAAGTTTTGTTGTCCTCGCTTCTAAATCATCATCGGATTGTTGGTTTCTTTCAAGTGCAATAACACAATCAGACAACTGTCCTATACTGTTAGACCCACGAAGATGAGAGAGACTTACTTCAACTCCGTTTTCGTGACCTTTGTTTCCATCAACTCTTCTCAAGTGAGATACTAATATTAATCCAGCCCCGGTTTCTTCAACTAAACTTCTCAGTCTAGTCATAATATTATCAATGGCTCTTCTTTCATCTCCTTCTGCTAATGCACTGACTAACATATGAAGATGGTCAACAACTACCCACTTACAATCACATCCTACAATAAGATATCTAAGCTTGGCAAAGATATCATCTATCTCATTTGTTCCAAAGTGAGCATGGATAAATACTTTGTCATTAGAAAATATCTTATCAAACATATCCATGATAGTTTCTTTATCAAACTTATCTCTCTCTTGGTCTACGTATAATCTAGCGTTAGCTTCAATAGAAAGGATACCATCAACTGTGCGTTTCCAATCTTCTTCTAATGCTATGATACCTACATTATCATCAGTGTTTTTAACTAGCCAATGCTCAAGCTCTCTAGTAATACTAGACTTACCAAGACCCGTTCCACCCGTTAAAGTTACGAGCTCTCCTTGTCTCAAGCCATACAGTTTTTTATTTAAACCTTCCCAAGGATAGGGAATGCTTTCTTTTCTTTCACGATTAAGAAACTCAGATTGTTTTTCTGATACACGAATGATACCACTAGGAGTATAAACCTTTGCATCCCACCAAGAACTAGTAAACTCTTTGAAGAGTCCCTTGTTCAACATATCGTTAGCATCTTTATAACCATTAGGTAAAGTTACTATCTTGGCTTTACCGGGTTTTAATATTGTGGCAACTTTCTTAGCAGCTTCTTGTCCCGGTTTGTCTTTATCAAAACAAAGCACAACATTATCAAAGCTTTCTACATACTCAAGGTTTTCTTTAATATCTTTGACTGCTGCTGCTGCACCTCTAACAACGGATACGACAGCCCACTTACTACCAAGTAGTTCATAGGCTGCCATAGCATCGCACTCTCCCTCCGTTATGGTAAGATACTTACCTCCCTCTTTGAATAACTGTTGACCGAAAAGTCCAACACCATTAGGTGATACATCAAAAGAAAATTTCTTATCCCTGACGTATCGAATTTTGTTAGACGTAAGCTCATTGTTAATATATAAAGGATATATATGTTGAGCTAACGTACCATTAGAATCATAGACAACTTTGACACCATACTTTTCAGCAGTCTCCTTTGCTATGTTTCTATCTGTTAATTTTGCGAACACACCACCATGTGCATTCAATTCTTTTATTGTTTCTTTCATCCTTGTTTTTACCTGGCTTGATTTAAATGTAGATTGTTTATCAATACTAGGAAAGAACTTATGACAACTAAAACACTTACCAGACCCATCCTCGTTGAGTGAGAGAGCATCGCTACTACCACATGAAGGACAAGGCTGATGATACTTTACAAATTTTAAATTGTTTTCCATGTTTGACCCAAAAAAAAGCTAGGCACAGAACTTAATCTGTGTCCTAGCATAGTTAGAATTAAGAAGACTTAGACTTAGATGGTTTCTTACCACCTTCCCAAGCTTCGTTTACATCAGGAGTTGAAGGGTCGTCTGCAATAAAGTGCCCCTTCTCATCTCGTGCTCTTGTAGGTTCTACCAAAGCTTCGTCTCTTGGTTTGAGAACTTCACCCAATCTAGTTTCAAAAGTATTAACTAGAATTTGAGAACCTTCTAAACATAATCTATGATGATTAATCTTAGCAATTAAAACATTAGTTTCTAATTTGATTTTTTCATCACTAATATTGTCTATCTCATAGACATTGTCTTGGATAGTAATTTGCATTAGAACTCCTCGCCACCTTCGATAGAATCAAACTCATCTCCGTCTCCGGCTTTGTAAGAGACTAATTCTTCTACTTGCATAGCTTGAAAGTCCAGGCCCTTAAAAGTTCCAAACTTATTAGTGGCTTCCCACTCATTGTATTGAACTCTAACCTTAGAACCATTCCCAACGTTTTCATCCATTGGAACTTTATCAGCATCCATTAGTAATGGTGCTTTACGAACCATTCCATTTGGACCATTGACTTTTCTTTTAAAGTTAATAGACCGACCAACAACTTCATCATTGACTGTCAGTTCTTTAACCCTGAAGCCACGACTTTCAAAGTCATTTGCCACCTCATCACTTACTACTAAGTCCACTGTATAACAGGGTTCGAACTTGGTATTAGGTGTTCTTACACTAGCCCAATAGGCTATTCCTTGTTGTATTGCCATTTATTTTCTCCTATGGTTTGGCATTATTGCATTAGTTATTATACACTTGCTGACTAAAAAGTCAACCCCTTTCGTTGAATAAATCAACAAAACTTATTACATCATTGGATGGTAATGTGACTGTAAAATTATCCTTTCCTGGATTATAATTTACTTCATAACCAACCTTCTCTGAATACATATCTTCATAGTTATCGTTAGTAAAATCTGTAAAGATTCTGTACTCATCACGAGTTAAAACTCTTGTTTCGCTTTCTGTGTTCATATAAACATACACGTCATTCTCCTTAAATATTTATTGTAAATGGTAGAGTACAACCTTGTACAGTTATCTCTCCTGGAAATTCTAACTCAGAAATATATTTATCAACTGCTCGTTTTAATTTGCTTGGAACTGCACCATCGTACCTTGTGTTTGTACTTTGGCCAGAGATAACATCATAAATAACAGTAAAAGATATTTTTCTGTTGATTGTAATTCGAGAAAGATAAGAATCAAAACTCCTTGTTGCCTTTGGTTTAGGACAAGGAACAACTTCAAGTTCTTTTGTTTCAGGCTGCCCAACTATTTGAGTTCCGGTTAGTACACCTAGTCCCCCATTAACTCCAATGTCTTCTGTTGGTTCAGGTTCAATAAACTTTTCTATAACAACAGTAGCTATGGGTGGTTTGTTTAACTTTTCATCTAACTCATTTAAAATACGATAAATTTCTGAGTTTGTTTCATCCATAGAATCTAATCTATTTGATAGCTCAACTAAAGAATTTCTATAGCTCTCTCTAGTAGATTCTATTAACTCTGCTTGTCTACCTACGCTTTGAAACTCTTCGCTGAGAGACAAAAAAGATTTGTTTAATCTAGTAAGTCCGGACTTGTTTTCAGATATATTATCTGTAGTTATATTTACTATGTTAAACATTGCCACTATCATAGCAATTAACACAGCCCCTATTATGATATTAAATTTCATTTTACGCTACCTCCTTAGTAGTCCACCATGTAGGTTTAGCTCTGTTCTGTTCCCACTTGGCATAGTGTTTTTCGTTAATCACATATCTACGATATGCAACAGTTGGGTCTTCATGTTTGTACTCGTCAGGCATAGCTTGAGCAACAGTAGTCATGTCTCCTATCTCAATGTTCTGAGGTAGTGTCATAAGAGGGCCAGAGAGTTTGTCAAAACTCAAATGACTTCTTCCATATCTACTGCTGTATTCAATACACAATGCCACAAAGTGACGATACAACCACGAATAGTTTGAGCTAGATTCTCTTGCCCAAATAGTACAAGGATGATTCCAATAGGCTCTTTTGTAAAGACCATGTTTGTCAGCGTACTCATCACCATCTAGCTCTCGGTGTGCAGTACACAACATCTGTGCTGTTTCCAGGGGCATTTTAACTAACATCTTATCAGGTTGTGCTCGTGCTGATTCAACCGGACAATCATCAAAATAAAATATGTTCATAGGTTCTCCTCAATATTAAATGCTTCATCAAGATGATAAAGTAAATCTGCGATTGCATGAACCTCTCGTATATCTATACCACCATATTCAAACAAACTGTTTACTCCTTGTTTAGATTTACGATAGTTGTTTTTAATCCACGTTAAATTTCTTTCAGGAACTTTAACTGTTATTACTTTTTCTTTTATACTCATTTACCTTGACCTCGATATTTTTTGAAGTTGCTTTTTTTGTTTTTGTTCATGGTAGAGAAAGCAACATTACCTCTACCTTGACTTGTCTTTTTGCCTCTGCCTTGTGTAGCAGATACATGAGCAGATTTATTCCACGTCTTCGCCATGCTTAAACTCCTGGTTCTTCTTGCGTTTGTCTTTGTGTTCGATTAAAACCCTATCGCTTTCATAGGTTGTTTTAAAATAATTTTCATCTTTAGTTTTATGAAGATACAAACTTCTAACTTGTTTGTCTTTTGCTTCTTCACTTAAAATTTCTTTTTGTTTTAAAACATCGTTTAAAAATTCTGTCATAATTTTTTACCCTCTACTTTTACTGACCAATTATTTTGACTGTGTAATGTATCAAACTTTACACCCAGAGACTTACGAACCCTATCCTCTTGTAAACTAATTTGATTTACAATTTCTTCTTGCTCTCGTTGAGTAGCGTGTTTGAAATTCTCATCAGTATACTCTTCAGGATTGTCATATAACTTTGTCATATGTTTATATGCCATATGTTTTGCATAAGTTTTAGCTGTCACTTTTTTATCATTAAGAATAATCATACATAGATTATATCACAACTTTTTTAAATACAGAAACATTAGACATGTTTTCTAAAAAGAACTTACGATAATTACCTTCATGGTCTATGCAACCACAGATTAAAATGTCGCCATCATCATTGTGTTTTAAATCAGAAATGACTTCTAAAGTTCTCCTTTCGTATTCTTCTAAGTCTCCTTTAACTTTGTAATAAGTAAAGAATAAACCATAACCTCTAAAGAATGCAGTTGATACTGCTTGTTCTATTCTGCTTAATGAATCAGTTTCAAATAGTGTTTCCATTAAATTGCCCTCGCATTTATTAAATCAATTACAAAGCCTGAAGTATCCTTCTTGGCTTCACCCTTTTCAACAAGTCCAACCACCACTTGAGTTTCATCTAAGAATCTCATGTCATGCTTGTCCCCATCAATTACTTTAAATCCTTTAAACACTTCAGGTAGAGCTTCCCTAAATACAACTGCGATGTTGTTGGAGACATTTTTAATCAAAGCAGCGTACTTACTATCAGCTTCTGAATAACTCCAGGTTAGATGATAGTTAGGTATGTGCTCTACCTTTCGTGTTGGGATTTTTGTATAGTCATAGAATTGTATCTGTGGAAACATGGAAAAGATGTTTTCATGTCCATCAACTTTGATATGTTCCCATTGAATATCACTTGTTCCGTTGAGACGTAGGGCTGGTTTTTTACCTAACCTACCACACTCCTTAAGAAATTTATTTACGTCTTCTACAAGCTGTCTCATGAACTCTTGTTGGTCGTTTAAGAACAGTAGAGATTTTCTAATCCTAGCTTGTTGAACATTAGAAAATTTACCATGTCCTGCTGTGTTCAAACAAGCTTCACTACAACTTGCTTTTTTAGCAAAGGGACATAGAGTTCTTTTGCCATCTGCTAAGTCATCAGGTGCTAGATATATTATCCGACTAAACCATTCGTCAGATAACTTGTTGCTCTTTTCAATCTTGGTACTACCACTAGATAGCAAATTATATTTAGGCATATTAATTTTCCTCTACATCTATTGTTAAATTAAATTCTGATAAACCAATATTATCTGCTACAAAATTAATAGCTTCTTGTTTATCTTCACAATCATAAATGTCAACTGTAATAATTACTTTATAATCCATTGTCTTTCTCCATGTGTTCTAAATCTTGACTTGATAATGCTTGACTACAATGCTGAGATAAAAACTCAATCATTGCAAGTGGTACAGGTGTATGAATATTCTCATAACAATAGTCTAGGCAATCAGCTTCTAAGTCTGGTCGACCTTCAATCACCCATAGTTCATGCACATTATCTTTCATGTTATCCATGATAATGCTGTTTGTTTCGTTGCTCATACTATTTCATATTCTCCATTTTCTAGTTTAAATTCGTCAGTAATATCACCCCATTGGTCTGCCATTGCAACTGCAATGCCTTCAAAGGTTTTACTTCTAACATGACTGCGTTGTTCTTTAGGAAGCTTCCAAGTTTCATAGTGCCACTTAGACATTCTCTTACCATTCTTCATCTCAACCATCTCAGGTTCAACAACTTCTGTGTGTTTTAACTTGGGAAGATTCTTCAACCAAAGACAAGTAGTTTTCATGGTGGCGTGTCCAAATTGATAAGGCTGTATAATCTGCTCAGGCTTTCTAATCTTGCTTGAGATTACACTAACCGGATTTTCAATACAGATGCGTTCAATAGGAGCATCCATAAGTTGCTGTACAAACTCCAAAGCTTCCTCTTGTAATGACCAAGGCTTACGACCTTCGGTAAACCATCTTGCCCCACTTACAGCTAAGTGAGTGCAAGGGGGATGAGCAATCATCAAGTCCCATCCCTCGTTGATAACCTCTAACACATCTTGTTGATAATGTCTTTGTCTGTACCCAATCATATTTTTGTTAAGATATTTACTCTCGCAAGGTAAAATATCGCAACTGTATGCATCATGACCTCGTTTTAAAAACTCATCACGAACTGCCCCACTATATTCACAAGCAACTAATACTCTCATTTTGTCTCCTATTTTAATTTCTGGTTTAACTTTTCTTAAAGCTAATAACAACTTCATCCCCATGAATGTTTTCATAAGAACGAATTGAATGACTAAGGTTGTACATGTTATCTTGAATATCTTGCAAGTCTGACAACCTTTCATGTTCTGCTTTCATCTTAGAATGATAGTCGGGTTTTTCATCAATGTAAAGTGCAATGCGTTCTGCTTCATTCAAAGGCTTTGAATCAAACCACTCTACACCTCTTGCCCTACCTCTAAATTTATATCTAGTTGTAAGAAAAGCATTCTTTTTTAACCACTCAAAAACTTCATAACCCGTAGTCAAGGGCTTGTCTAAAGGGCCTGTTGGAATATCCAAAGGATTTCGTGGGGCACTTTTAAACTTTTTAGCGTTAGTTTTTACATTTATTTTATACGACATTTTTATCTCCTGGTTTTAAATTAATTAGAAAATTCATTGACTAACTCTTCAATGAGTTCATAAGCATTGAAGTCTCCACCCATAGTTTCAAGTCTGAGTTTAGTGGTTAGCTTTTGTCTTGTTGTGTAATCTAATTGCCAAACTATTTTACAAGTAGGAACATTAGTAGAATAAGAATTATATTCTATATTAAACCCTTGGTTTTCACCATAGCGTTCTGTTCTAAGATTATTTTTTTCTTGAAACTTCATAACTAAATCACGAACTTTTTCTTTGTCAGTTCTAATAGTTTTTTCAAGTTCGTCAAGTTGGTTTTTAAGTACCTTGATATCGTTTAACTTAACTTGAATTTTACTGTGTAAAGATTGAACATCCTTCCGAGCTTTAAACTCCTGAAGTTTTTTATCTTCTATTTTTGTTATGACCTCTTGAACAATTAAGTCTTGGTCTTTTACTCTCATCTGTGCCATGTTATACCTCCTTGATAGTATAGTTAGCGTTAAAAATTGGTGCTAGTTAATTTGTACCCATCAACTAGCAAGTGGGAATTTCAAAAAGATATCTTAAGCGTATCTTTAAGTCGGGAGAGTTTCATGCAGTTTTATCGTTTAGTTATTTTTACTGGTGTTTCTCTATTAACCCTTGACATAGCAGTTTATTTATAAGACTTATAATGCTTATCTCTTCTAAGCTATGACTGTTTAAATTAAGTGCTAGTTTTTAGTTATCACTACCTTTCTCAACAATCTCAACGAAATCAAAGTGAATTGTAGCCTTTGACATCCTTTTGAATGTAGCCCATAACTGTATGGAACTAGCAAACCATATAACCAGAAAGTGTTTTATGTCGACTTGTAGTTTCACAAGGATAAAATATGAAAACAAAATCCCTTGTGTCTTTCGTTGGAATCTTTCAACTTACATCTGATTAATTCTATAAAGCTCTATAAAACTCTATAGAGATATAGTAAAGAATAATAAAGATTATTGTTTAGTATCTGTATAGAGATATAGAGTTAATTAGACTAGCTAGTCTGTCTAGCCTAGCCTAAATCCATTGTGGCATAGTTCGTGGTGGTCTGTCAAGCCCCCATCTTAAACACTCATTGGCAATGCATAAATACATTCCCATGGATTATTACCTATTGGATTATGTTTTAAGTCCCTGGCCCTTAAATTAACTTGTCTTAAACCCGTAGGTAAAGTATAAGGTAAGCAAGTTGTATGTCTTGGGGACTGTGAAGTATCAGTAATTTCTGATATGAATATATCATTCTCGCAGTCTTCGTTATACTTCTTAGCCTTGTCTAAGTACTTAGTATAGTTTTTAGAATTAACTTTCTCGATACTCTCAGTATCTCTAAAGCCTTGTTCGTTAAAGTTTTTATATGTATATGTTATAATTAACATGGTTGTCTCCTATTTTAATTATGTGGCTCATCTGTGTTCTGCCACCTTTTCCTAGCATGGCATATTCCCAGATTTTTGTCAAGCCACCCCGAAAAGCCCACAACCACAAGGCTTTGCGAGGATTGGCATAGTGTTTATACGGCCGGGTATAACTAACTTGTCTTAAACACTCCACCAAAACTGCATTCTCGTGTCGCTGTTTTAAACCCCAGGTTAAACTAACCTAACCCAAAAACTGCATACTCGTTTAAATATTCTTAAACCAAACGTTTAACCTTTACCGATTATTGTTTAAATAATTTTAAATAGAAGTAAAAACAAAAACAAAAAAGCCCATAGAAAAAAAAATAACTTGCAATAATTTTTGATTGCTGTATTTTGGGGAAATGAAAAGAAATTAATCTTTTCTAAATTGTCTTGATATCTAATAAATTGAAAGACTTAAAATATGACTAAAAAAACTACAACTAAAAAAGCTTTTACTAAAAAGCTATTAAGTAAAGAAGCAACCAATTTAATTTATAGAAAAATTAACAGTGTTGCCTATCATCTAGCGAATGAGACAAGCAACGCCCCAAGCGATACAGCTTTACGAAAAAAGAAGTATTTTGATTTTCAACGGCAAGTAAGGGCAATGATGGTTTCATACGATAGCGAAAAGAAAAGAGCTACTCAAATAATGGATAGCTCAAAGCTTGATACATTGCTGAAAGCTAAAAGCATTCCATCAACGCTATTAGGCAAAGCAAAAACAACTGCTAAACCTAAGGCAAAGGCGAAACGGATTTAATCATGAGTAATATTTCATATCTAAATGAATCCATGAAAGAAAAAATTATATTGAATCACGCTCACGATATTGAAAATTATTTGAGTATTAAACAATCTAATTTAAATTTCTATGTTGCTTTAACAACTGTTTTTACTTTTGGCGGTGAATCCATTGAAAGGGTACAAAGTGTTGATAGTGAGCTTTTTACTTGCTATGAACACGCAAGGCGACACGCTTTGAGCATGATTAGAAAACATGGTTCTTTTGAAAATACAGCTTTTAGGGGGGACTCAATGAATTAATAAACATACTTAAAATTAAAGGGGCTTTTTAGTCCCTTTTTTTTGTCCTAAATCTAACAAACTTCTAAGCTCTTTTAAGACCATCCAATAATTCAACTAATACCCTATAACCTATTTAATTTTTTAAGCTCTCTAATGAGCTCTAAAGAGCTTGTAAAGTGTAATTAACACTAAGTTATTTAATGAGAAGTTAAGAATTAACGAATACTACCTATCAAGAACACTTAAACGTCCCAAGCTCAATTAGTTATATGAGCTCTGTTAAGTCTGTTAAGGGTTCTTAAATTAAATTACTAGCTCACAACTCTTTATTTTTCATTGTTCAAACTTCAAAAACTTTTCAAGACTTCAAAAACTTTTCAAACTTCACAATAAAAACTTCAAAGCTTTCAAAGTTTTCAAAGTCTTTAGAGTTTAACTATTTTTTTATCAAGATTTATCAAGATTAAAAAGTCTTGATAAGGGGTAGGCAGAGTACCACCCCCGGTCCCCCATATATATACTAAATCTTATACATTTCCAGGGATTTTCAAGTGTTAAGTTGGAGACTCAACAGGCTTGGTCGGGCTTGTGTAACTTTAAAGTCTATAAAGTACTTGTAACTGTGGGGGGTTGCTATTTGTTACTATACAAACCCTGGGGGACCTAAAGGTATTATATAAGTATATCACTGTTTTGTCAAGACCTTTTTAGAATATATCCTTTTTTTTACAAAAAACTTGACAAATTTTTATCAGTAGGTATAATAAAGATATGCAGAACTTACCCTCCGAACGTAAATTAACAGATAAACAACAAAGTTTTCTGAATAATCTTATTGAAACGAAGGGTGACTTAAAGCTTTCAGCCGAACTTGCAGGATACTCAGGCAATCACTATCAAGTACTCAAAAGTTTAAAAGAAGAAGTAGTAGATTTAGCCCAGAACGTACTTGCAAGGGAAGCCCCTAAAGCTGCTTTTAAGTTAGTAGAGGTTATGACATCAGAAGATTCCATACCACAAGCTAATGTTAAACTACAAGCAGCACAGACAATCCTAGACCGTGTTGGTTTAGGTAAACATGATAGAGTAGACGTTAATCATAACGTTAATGGTGGAATATTTATTCTTCCAGAAAAAGAAACTATAAACCTAAGAGCAGAAGATGGAGACTATGAAGATATTTCTGACTGAAATCGAAGCTTACGGTACAACCTTTGCAGGTCCTAACATTGTAGCTTCATCCTATGAGAAAGCAGAGATAGCTGCAGCTCAAAACCATTTAGTGGTTGTAGGTGAGTTAGACAGCATCTATGTAGATGATGAGTTAGAAAAAGAATACTTAAACACAATTCCTAAAGAAGAAGATAGGATAGTACACTAATGTTATTAAATAGATTACAGTTTAGAAAAGGTGGTAAAGCTAAATCAAAAGTAAACGAAGCAGGTAACTATACTAAGCCTGGACTACGTAAAAGAATATTTCAACGAATTAAAGCAGGAACTAAAGGTGGTAAAGCAGGTCAGTGGTCTGCACGTAAAGCTCAGATGTTAGCCAAAGCATACAAGAAAGCTGGTGGAGGATACAAGTAATGTCACTGTTAAAGAAAGCTCAAAAGTCATTAGTCGAATGGGGCAAACAAAAATGGAGAACCTCCGATGGTTCTAAAAGTGAAGGTAAAAAAAGATACTTACCTGATAAAGCTTGGGATGCATTGAGTTCTTCAGAGAAAGCTGCAACCAACGCAGCAAAAGCTAAAGGCAATAAAGAAGGTAAACAACATGTACCTCAACCTAAAAAGACTGCAGAAAAGACAGCAAAGTATAGAATGGCTAAAGGTGGTAAAGCAGACGGTAGGTTAAAACGAGCAGGAGTTAGTGGTTATAACAAACCCAAGCGTACTCCCAACCATCCTACTAAGTCTCACATCGTTGTTGCTAAAGTAGGTGATAAGATTAAAACAATTAGGTTTGGTGAACAAGGAGCTAAGACTGCAGGTAAACCTAAAGCAGGTGAGTCAGCTAAGATGAAAGCTAAACGTAAATCATTCAAAGCTAGACACGCTAAGAACATAGCCAAAGGTAAACTCTCAGCAG